ATATCCCGGGCGTTCTTCCCCGAATACCGGAAAACTTTCTCAGCGGTATATACTTCGGCATAGAACATTTTCCCGTTTAAATCAGCCGTTTCTTCTTCCCAAAATCGGATAGCATATAGTGGGGTCGGCGTGATAAACGAGTCGTATACCATAATCAGGCCGTCTGGGTCAATAACATCGAATCGAACCCGTTTATCGTCGTCAATATACAAGAGTTCGAAGGTATGGCCTTTAATTCCCATTGATTTTGCTAATTCGACGTTTTCATCGCTCTCGACATTATATTCGAAAATATCTTTCAATACCTCTGAAAATTTGGTATCATCGGTTTTGGACGAGTATCTGACCGGAACACCCATGAAATACCCCAAATTCACATCGACGATGTATCCGGGGAAATTGGATATCATCCGGTTATCCGGTTTTGGCGCGGGTAGAGCCGGTCGGTTCAATATTGTCGGGTGGTCACCCCGATAATAATCCATCAAGGTGTTGTATCTCTGAACCGGGTGGCGTTCGATGCGTTTCTGGATTGTGGTTGTAGTTATCGTTAAATCAGGCATTTACATCATTTCCTTACGGTTTTCTTTCAAATTGGGCAGGGTCGGGAACATCCATATAAAAGTCAATTGCGTAAAAGACCCGGATACCGCGCTCCAATGCGGTTCTCAATTCCAATACCGCCCCTTTACTTTCGTTCCACCGGGGCAACATCAATACCGCATCATGGTTTGGGTCCAACCTGGACAGAATCGCCAGATATCCGTCAACCCAGTCAGCATGGGTCAACATATCAGTAAGTTCTTCAAAACCTGCCGTATTGAGATGCGGGGTCACGGCGGCCCACCCATTCTTCCATGCGAGAAGCGCGTATTCTTTTGCAATTTTGATGTTTTCTTCGGTAGAATGGGTATTGTTTCCCGTATACGGCCCGGAAAGGTATAGAAGCGAACGGCTCATTCTCACGGCTCCTGATATATTTATCAGAACCAGCAGTATTTAAGAGTATCATTCAAAATTAGCCCCGCTTCAATGTGTTCTTCAGTTTCGGGTTCTTTTAACAGGCGCATCGGCCAAGAAACGGAATATATTTAAGTTCTTGGGTAGAACAATGTATGCCGGTTCGCCTCTCCGGCACAATATCAGCGAGTGTTGGTTCTCTCACCAGTAACTGCGGGCAAACCGCAGTTACCACTTTCACAATTTCATCCATTACACCTTCAGTAATTTTTTGACGGCTCCGAGTTAACCATGATTTCCATCCAGACCGTTCTCCCGGTGTTTTGAACGAGTTTAACCATCCGAGATATATTCATACCAGCGATGTAAAGATCCGCCATTACCTGCATCGTTTAGCACTCGGTTTAGCCCAGACCTCGGGTGAGACGGGTTTGAAATTCTCGGTGTTACTCACCACAGATAAAGTATGATGAGATAACACAAATCCGCATCAATCCCCGTGGGTGGATACCCGACATACCGGGTCACTGGTAACCGGTCGGGTTCTCCGATTCGGGTGATACTTTTCGAACGCTTTCCCCAATTCTGGATGATGGTATCGCGAACCGAACCCAGCAATACACCGAGATTGGAGAGAAATGCTATCTCCCGCAGATTGCAGAGATTTTCCTGTCAGTAATTTTTTGGGCATGGTTGGCGTGTCACTGTTTCAAACCAGGCAGTCATAGTGTGGCTACAACAGTGAAACGCGCTCCAATGATGGACCATACCAGCGGCAAAGAGATCCGCCGCTACCTGCATCGTTTTGTGCAGACTTTAGACCGTTAATCCAGAAAATTGTGCGGGGATTTTCCGGTGTTACTCCACAGGGTGAGAGTGTGATGGAGTAACACAATCCCAAATCATAACCCAAGACCGCGTTTACTCATCGTTCTGACGGATTGCTCTGTGCCAAACAGCGTATGCAGCAAATAACGTTCTTCGTCCTTGGTATGGTCAAATTTCTCGACGGGTTTATCATCCCCGCGTTCTTGTGCTTTGGAATCCCAAACATACGCGCCATAATCCGCAATTGTCTGTTTGCAGCGGGATAGAATTTTATACCGTCCCGTGGATAACATGCGCCCCTGTGTCCGGATACCGTCGAGGACACTGTTGTTCGCGTTTATCACGTTCCTAAACCTGTCTCTCTTCAATTGGAGTTGGAATGATTCGGCGCTCGGGTCGACAATAATCGCCCGTGGAACGACGTTTCCGAGAAACGCACCCATTGCGGCGGAGAAATCGGAATCGGTCTTCTGTCTACCTCTAACTGACGGGTCCCAGTAATATTCTTTGACCTTATACACGGTCCCCGATACTCCGAGCCCGTATAGCCCAAATGCGGTTGGATTGGTCGTTCCATAATCAGCCGCAACATAATAGTGGCGGATACGTTCAGGAACGCGGTCGATCACATGAATCTGCTCGTCAAACATGTCGTAGATGATTCCGTCGGCAAGGACCCATTTCCCGTCAATGTATCGGTCATACCAGACTCCGGTATATTCTTTCTTCAAGGCTTCGACGAAATCTTTCGATAAGAACGGGTTATCGTCCAATTTGAACTCGAAATGCCGGATACCGTAATCGTCGGCTTTATCCAGGAACCCGGATTTGAGCCAATGATACGGGCCTTCCGGGTTGCACGACCCGTCAAACATCGCTCCCGGTTCGGATAGCCGGGATTTGAGCATGTCGAAAAATGATTCGGGCCATGTGGTAACCTCATCACCATACGCGTAAACTAAGCCCATCCCCTGGATTTTCGTGACCGCTCGTTCGTCGTTTGCCCCGACAATGTAACAATGACGACCAAACAGTTTGATTTCTCCATCACCAAACGGGAAAGATACCCGTCGCCTGCCGTAAATTTCTCGAAGTGGGTTCAATACGTTCCGCTTCAAGGTCCGTTCGGTTTTTCCGATAAGCAAACAGTTTCCCGGCGGAAGGGTCGTCATCCGGATGGGGAGCAGGAGGAACCCGCCAACGGTTTTCCCGCTCCGAACGGCTCCACTACTGATATTCCACCGGGAATCCGAGTATTCGAGAACGTCTAACTGTTTATCGGATACATCACGGATAAGCATGGCAGTTACTCATCTTCTGGTTCTTCTTCGGTCTTACGATTTTTGCGGCGTTGGGAGATTCTGGATTTCAATGCCAATATGAGTTCGTCCAGGGTTTCGTCAGTCCCGTCATCTACAATCTCGTTCAACCGGAAGAGTTCAATCCGAGTCTTTTCGACGGAAAGGGCTGTTTTAAGATCGTGTTCGGCCATGGCGAGCCGGTATAAATTGTCAAGACGCGCACGAGCCAGCCCCAATTCCTCTTCCCGGTGGATGGCGGCTAAATCTTCCATCTTTTTCTTCAATGCGGCAATATCGTTCGATACGGTCCTATCTCCGACATTCCAGAGTTCATTGCCCGTTTTCTGATATTGAACTGCATAATATTGTATAATGTCGGAGCGACCGTATCCATTGATTAGGAGTTTAAAGGCCGCTCCTCTTCGTATTTCGACCTGAGAACGCGTTGATTTTCGAAACGGTTCTCCGGTCTTTTTCGGAATTGCCATAATATCATCTTTAATCCTGTTTATTTGAAGAATATTTAAAGATTCTCTGGAATACGCGCCCCAATCAGGAATCCGATTTCTTTACCAGCCGCATCCCATATTCGTTGGGTTTATCCGGGATAACAATCCCCGGTTTCTTCCGCAGACGATTCTTTTTGAACCGGGAATAATCCACGAAATGATGAATCCTGCCGAATCGCCAGACCATTTTGGTTACATCCGGATGGAGTTGTTCAATCAGTTTGGATTTGGCATAGGTCCCTTCTTTCATGTAAATCTGGTCAGTCAACCCGCCTTTCACGGTTTGGGTCGCCATCTTGTGACCTACGAACGCATTGAAGAGAATCGTGCACCACCCGTCTTTCAAGACTCGCAACGATAAATCTGTATCTTCGTTGTAACGACCGCGCCAACGATATGGAATATCATTTTTAACGAGTGTCATTGAGTAAATCCGGGTATTGAGGACGAACGGCGGGCGATAATATTTCCGATGGACGAATGTTTCATAATTGGGTCCGGCCAATGCCACGTTCACATACCGGTCTACGAAGTCCTCCATCACTTTGAACACTGTAGGGTCAGCGATTCGGACTTTCAAGTTGTTATTGACGCGGTAGAGTGCCGAGACGTTATCGTCAAACAACCAATGCCGTTCAAATCCCCGTTCTACGGCATCGTCCCAAGCAAGGTTACGTGCAGGTCCAGCCCCTTGCCGGGTTCCGGGTTCTCTCGGGACGCACGCTTCAAACTCGTCATGATATCTCTGTGGCAAGACAATGACTTCACCGCCTTTACAGACCCGTTTGTATTTTTCCTCTTCTTCCGGCTCGACAACAACGGTATACGGCAACCCTATCCGTTCAAATTCCCGAATCGTGAGCCGCCGGTTATCCTGCCACCGGTCAAAACTTACAACATACATCGGGTATTTTGGCATCACGGGAACCACCGGAAGAACGTATCCGCCGCATAGTGCTCGATTTGTTCGTTGTAATTGCCAAATGCACACCGTGGACAGTTCCCCAAATCTACGGCGTCTATCAGGCTGTGGTGGGCAGGGGAATTCCAATACTCCGTGATATCAAGATGTTTGCACATCCGGCCTTCCTCCCGACTCCGGTAATCGATGCACAGGTAACAATACCCATCCGCGCAGAATACCGTGAATAGGGGTGAAGCCTGGCATTTCTCGAACTTATGAGTTTTCTGGAACATGGTCGGGGAGACCCGGCTGAAATTGGAATATACACCGAACGTATCAGTTTCCAGTGTTCTGCATTGCTCTAACTGATTGAACACGGCATCGGTATCGAATTCAATCACCCGGCACTCTCCAAGGATATTCTCCGATGCTGCGGGCCGGACAAAAAAGTTCTTGAATCCTAACTCTTTTGCCAATTCGCACGCCGTATAAACCTCA